GGAACGAAATAATCTTGGTCAACTGCCATCTGATTAAATCTCATATCAACATTACCCGTTTTTTGATCCACAACCTGATCTCTTTTGAATTTGTTAGCAACACGTTGTACGTATGCTTCAACATCTTCATCATTCATATTACCCACGAAAACTTTGAATATTCTTCTTTCAGGCGCTCTTGATGTACGATAAATCAACATCGCATCTTCTGATAGTAAAAGTTGTTTCCAAATTCTTCTTGCTTTTTCTAACATAGAAGTACCATATGGAAGTTTTCTATCGTCACCTAATAATCTGAAGTGAGCAACCTCCCAAGATTGGAATTCCATATTCTTGTTTTTCCACTTAAAGTGTAATGCTCTTTGGGCTGTAGGATCCTCGATTGATTGAGCTCTCTTTTCGTGCATTCCTGCCTCAACTCTTTCAATTTCGATATTAGGTAACTGTTGAACTCCAACAATTCCTTTTTCAGGGTCCAATTTCAAATACACAAAGTTATCACCATACTTACAAGTATTTCTTGTCCACATAGGTAAATTTGTGTTGATATCAAGTTTGTCGTTAAATAAATCGGCTAATACTCCCTTAATTCTCTTAGATTCTGAATAGATTTGTAAAATAAATCCATCTTCGTTTGTTGTTGTAGATTCCTCAGCATAAATGTCCAAAGCTGCAGAAATCTCAGGAGTATACTCCATCGATTCATAATCATATACAGAAGCCAATCTTGTTGGTTCATAATATACTGCTTGGGAATATAAGTTATTCTCAACTTTTGCCCACTGATTGGACAGATAAAATGTTTGTTGAGCCTGTAATTTTTCACGCTCATATTCTCCTTTGTCCTGTGTTCTTAATAACTCTTTCTTATCAAAATGGAATGTTGGATAATCTTGATTCAAAAGAGCATTAGGACCAAAAGCTTGGGATAATCTCTGCCAGACCGTTAGGTTCTTTTCACTCATGATACAATTTTACTTATTACGTTGATAATATAAATAGTTATTTGGACTTAAATAACCAGGCGTACTTCTCATAATCACCTTTAGTAAGCTCATTAGGATATCTTCCACTATCTCTTCCTGCGACAGGAATCATTGGATTAAAGAAATCAGACCTCATTTTATTTTCAGTCACCGTAGTCTTCCAAGAATCAATCATTACTTTAGTCTGATTGATAACTTTTGTCAAACTTTGAAACGATGTATCTCCAACATAAATTGCCATAGAGATTGCCATGATCAAATCGTCATGATGACCTTTTTGATGGTCAGGTCTTCCATGAACGTATATGAATTTACCCATCTCATTCAATAATCTTGATGATCTAATTTTAAAATCATGTCTTAATGCTTCTTCAAACGCAGCAATAATCTGTACACGTTTGTTATTAAAATTAATTCCAGGTATCTTTTCGTCTCTCTTAGGATCCCACTTATACTTGTTCTTGTCCGTAACTCCCTCAATGTATAAATTTCTATATCCTAATTCTTGTAGTTTTCTTGCTGTTGCAACTCCCATACCTCCTGTCAAATCAGTAACCGCAAATGCGTTATACATGTTACCCCACTTATAGGCTATCTCTGCCAATGTGTCTGGTGGTAATTTTCCGACGTATTCAAACACTTGTTCTCTATCGTCGAAGTCTATTATCACAATACAAGAAAAGTCCTCAGAATCACCTCTGGATACGTCAATACCCATAATGTATTTGTGTGACATAACAGGTTCTTTCCATATCCATAAACTACCACCCATCATCTTACCATCAGGTTCTCTGATGTCATTCTCTTTAATCCTCATTAGTTGGTTGGCGTCAAATACATTATCACCTGAACCCAAGAAATTGCATTCTAATTCCTGTGCAACTTTTCTCTTATCATACTTAAGTTTTTTCACCATACTCTCAAACCAAGATGAGTAAGGTTTAAACCCTTTGGACAAGTAATCACTCACAAGATCATAGTCTCTTTCATAAGCATCTTCTACAGATAAATCTACAATTTCTGTGTTGGGGTAGTTTTCTCTGTTCAACAAATATTCAATTAAATCTTCTGTTTTGATCATTTGTAAATCCCTATTATATCTTGGATCTTTGTACCAAAACATCTCAGTGATTTTAAATGTATTCATTTGTTTGAGTGCTTGGTCGTAAATCTCATAATAGATTGGATCATATCCGTTAGGTGTAGAAATTACAATAACCTTACCACCCGTAGATAGTGAGGCCATACAAGCCGCCCAAAAGTCATCATCGGCTTCAATGTAAGCAGCTTCATCAAAAATTAATATTGTTGGAGTATATCCACGTAAGGCATCCTTTGAAGTCGCAACGGCTTTAACTTCACATCCATTTGTAAGTTTGAAATGACGTGCGGCGTTTTTGTCAGGAGAAAACCCAACACCAACCCATTGTGGCCATTGTTCGGTAAACCCTCTAACTTTATTTGCAAATTCGACCGCAGTATCAAGTTTGTTTGCAATGATTAGAACCTTTTCAGGATTGTTCTTTTTTGCAAAAGCCAATCTTTTTGACGCCCAAGCTGCGGTAACTGTAGAAACACCCGCCTGTCTATATTTCAGGGCAATATTTTCATTATAGTTGTCGTAATCCTCAACCAATGTAAGTTGGTCAGGAAATAAATCCAAAGGTACATATTTCTTAACCGTATTATCAAAGGTTTGGAGATATGTTTTCATCGCATACGGAGTGTTTTTCATACACTTCGTAACTTCAATAATTAATTGTTCTCTTGTCACAAAGACTTATTTGGGTCTTGATATTCCCAAACTACCGAAGAAATCGTCAAGTCCATCATCTTCATCTTCAGAATCTATACCTTCCTCTTCTTTATAGTCCTCAAATTCGCCTTTCATATTTTGAGCCTCTTTCATGATTTCTTCAAATCTAGCAGTTGCTTTTCTTACTTTAGACGCATCTTCAGAGATGGCGTTTCCTATGATTTCCAAAAATTCTTGAGCTGGTATTTGGTATAACAAGATATGGAACCAATTTATTAATCCTTTGTTTTCTTCTTCAAACATTGGATCAGGTAATGCGAATCTAATTTTTTCAACAATCTCAGGTCCAATTCTAAGTTGCATAGGTTCGTTTGATAACAAATCTACTTGGCTTTGTACCTTTTGACGCATTCCGGGTTCCTTCGGTAATCCGTGTCTTGCTTTTGATTCTTCAATACCTTTTATTATTTCATGACATAAAATTGGAAAAATCATCCCTTGTGCTTTGATTACAGTGTCGATTTCAGATTCACCTTCATCTCCACCTTCTTCTTCCTCATCGTCACCACCTGGGTCTAATTCTACTTTTCCTGCAACACCTTGACCTGTTTGACTCATCATTTCAATCATTTGTTCTTGAGTGAAATACATGTAATCATTCACCGCCATAATTGCTAAATAAAGTCCAAATAATTCAGGATTTATTTTGTCAAGTTCTCTCTTAATTGATGGTTTTTGGAAAATATAATGTCCTTTCTTTGCTGCTCCTTGAATTATGGCATTGATTATATTTCTCTTATGTTTCTCTAATTCTAATTCCTCTTCGTCAGTTAAATCCTCAACATCGAAAGACGGTATATCTAAAGATTGTTTTTTTTCTTGTTCCTCTTCATCTTCTTCCTCCTGATCAGGTTCATATCTGAAATTGGAAACATCAATAGGACTACCTAATTGAGCGTCGATTTCAACCCATCCTTCAGGTACCTCAGTTTCATCCAAAGAAGCTTTAATTGCTAAATCTTCTAACTTCTTCTTGTTCCTAGCTTCCACTTGCATAATCATAGGGATTCTAGACATCATTTGCATGTATAAGTTCTGAACTTGATTTCCTGTTAATGTTTGAATGCCTGTTACATCTCTCAATTTTTTAGCAACCTTTTGGAATCTTGAACTCACTAATCTTTGTACGTCTTTCTCACCCTTTTTCATTGCAGGGTTAGTTGCATACATTCCTTCAGGATCGTTTAGTTTTCTTTCTAAATTAGGATCCATTCTCTCAGGTCTACCAGCATAATCTATTTGTTCTCGAACTTTCTTTGCCATGATTACTTTTTTAAAATTTGTGAAATTAAATCCAAAACCTCATTCTTCGCCTCTTCATAACGAGCCTTTGGTGCTGGTTTCTCTCCAGGATTAGGATTTCTCAAAGGATGACCAGGTTTTTGTGGTCTTGTACTTGGTTTACCCGGTTTTGTTGTTGGTGAAGTTTTTGGTTTTGATGGTGCAACTGCAGGTCCATCTTCATTGATATATTTAATTAATTCAGCCTTAGTCATTCTTGGTGGGATGTGTTTAGATACTAATTCCATAATCTTGTTTTCTACAAACAAAGATAACGGATTTTTACCTTCCTTCAAAGATTTTTTTACGTCTTTAACACATCTCTCATATTTGTTCTTTTCTTTGGCATTCCATAAATGTCTCTCCTGAGTACCGAATTCTTTTCCTAATTGAGCCGTACATATTGCCCATGGATTTGTTTTTTCCTTTTTACTTTTCTTCTTTTCCTCAGTAATGTCTTTTTCTTTGTTGATTTGATTGTTTCCATCATCATCTGTTCCATCAGGACCCGGTACTTGAACTGGATCTTGTGTTGTTCCTCCCGCTGTTTTGTCCATTGCAGACACTTCAGTGTCAGGTTGTTCAGTCATTTCCTTTTCGTACATTTCGAAAGGTTTCTTCTCACTTTTCAATTTTGTGATTGTTGCTGTATCTGCCTTTGATACCATAGTTACTTCAGAAATCAACTTAGAATGTAAAACATCAATTTGTGACTCTGACAATTTTGCAACTGTGTCAGGTTTTAATCCAACCTCTATCAATTCAAGGGCTTTCTTATTAATTTTCATATACTTCTTTTTTGTCTATTGAAAGAATTATATCTTTCGAATACAATATGTCGTTTATTTCTTCTTCCGTTTGTCCAAACCTGAAAACCATTCTATTTTCTTCTTCATCGCTTTCCCAAGCCAACGCAACAACACCATCAACGGCATCTATCATACTAAAATAATCAGAGTTCTGAATTAACTCCAATTTTACATCGGTGTTTTTCAGAACTCCTACTCTTTTCACGTATTTTAATTCAGGTGGTTGAGGATAACCATTCGATGGTTTACTATCCCAATTCTCACCCCAAACATCTTTTTTATCTGAAAAAATAAATTCATATAAATTATCACCTCTGAAGTTTGGACCAAGTCCATTAACATAGATTAGATGACTCATACTAATAATCCTTCAGGTGAAATTTTTGTTTGTTTATTTCCATTTTCAAATACTAAATTCTTTTTGTTTGTTTTTCCGATAAAAGTAAAACTAATATTTTCTTCTAAGAACTTTTCAGCTGCTAATTCTTGTTCAATAGTTTCAGAAAATTTCTTAACTGATTCCATAACCTTACCTACTTTTGTTTTCTTTTGGATTTGTCTCTTAGCGTTTTTCTCACTTGATACTCTTTTCTCCGATTCGTTAACTTCAAAATATTTTGATAAAACCTTATCTACCTTAGACTCTGAAAATAAATGATCTAATAAACTTTTTTCAGCTTTAGATTCTTCTGCTTCTTCCATTTCACCTTCATTATTCGAACTACTTGTGAACATGTCAGAAACTTTATCCATAGCTTTGTCAGCAACATAGCTCATTGCCATTTTTTCAAGAGCTGGTGCCACCGCTGCCTGCCATTGTTCTGTTTGTTCACCTTCTTCAGTTTCACCGAAACCTTGTTCAGTTGCCCCTGCATCTACCATGTCTGCATCATTTTCAACATCCATCATAGATTGGATATCTTCAACTTCAGTGTCATCAGTGTAATCAGTACCGTCTTTGTCATCTCCACCTAAATCCATTTCATCAGATGGTTCGAACTTACCCACAATTTCTTCCTTATCTTCAGGTGATAAATCATTTATATCAACAGAAGAAAGGACCATATTAATAACATACTTGATATCTTCAGAACTCATTTCTTGTTCTGAAGCAAATTGTCTGATTTTTTGAGTTAACTTTCCTGTTAACTTTTGAATTGTTTTGAACGTAACTTGTTCTTGATCCATCGGATCTGATTCAACATCTACTTCAGTATCTACCGATACGTCATCAACAGGTGCCTCAGCATCTGGCATTGGTTCCTCAGCGGCCGGTAATTCAGGTTTAGGAAGACTTGGTGCAACAGGTGCTTCTGCAGGTGGTGCTGGCATATCTTCAACTGCTGGTTGAGG